GGGCCTTTTAATTGGTTAGTGTTTAACTATAATTCCCATAATAAAATGAGTAACTCTATGACCAGTAGCGCAAGAATGTAGATCATAGGCCTATGCCGTTCTGTATAGGCGCGTAGGCTGGTGTTTCGTCGTGGTGGTCATAACGGTAGTAATCCCGTATGCCTTGCGCGTAGCCGTCTGAATATAGGCCCTGGTGTAGCTCAGTAAATAACGCGGCGTCTGGTAATTCACAAGGGGAATAATTGCGGCCGTCCATATAACCTACGGCGTAGGCGTACGCGTCGCTATAAAATTGGGTACCGTATTGACTGCGTTCAATTATTGTCATGGTTTAGCTCACAATCCAGGCTGTAGGGTTTAACTTCAGGAATTGACGTGCGTTGGCTTTAGTATCAAACCGTAGATGTTGCAGCCAGTTATCGGTACGCTCAATAGCTATTACAATCCAGCCGTAATCATTAAAGGTCATTTTTTGCATGGCTTAAAACCCTCCAGTACGGTAGATATAGAGTGCCAGCAAGCCGGCGCCTAATATGGCGCCTAATATGCAAGCGGCTAGTATTTCAATTGTTGAAGGCTGCGGGTAATTATTCATTGTTGGCCCCTAGTTCTATTCCTGAAATAAAGGCCCTAAGCGCATCATATAGCTCACGTTTTGGGCCATGCCCTTGAGATAAAGGACAATGTACGCCGCCGCCGGCGTTTACATTTTGATGTAAACATACGCCGCCATAGGCGTGGCTTATATGATAATTACCGATAGCCGCGCCGTTATCCGTCCAGGCTTTATCGGGGTTATTGGTGATTTTATTTAAGTAATCTACTTGATATTGCAGCATTTTCTCGGTTATACGTTGCATGATGGTTTGCCTTTACTTTAGTTTATTAAGATCAATAAATATTGATCCAGCAAGGCCCTGGCAGCCAAGGCCCTGCTAGACAATACTTAAGCCACGGCCTGCAATACTGGCGCGGCGGGTTTTAAATCGGTTATAAAATCGGCGCTTACACTAGCGCCAGTCACGCCGTCGGCGTCGGTTTTCATTGGCATGATGACGCCGTAAAATTCAGGAACGCCGGCCAGGGTAATGAGCGCGCTACTTTTTCCTGACTGGTATACGTTAATTGTGCATTTTTTGCTGCCGCCTAATAAGTGCTGCACCTTTAGGAATTGCATTAAATACTCGGGGTTATATGACGCGGCAAGGCCGTCAGTCTTAAAGCTGCAAACCCGTTGATAATCAGGGAATTTTCCGTCTACTTGCTGGAATACGATCCGGCCATTGTTGGGTAAGCCTACAATTTCCCACGCGCCGGGGCCTTCGCATTTTATGAATGTAAGTTCAGGATCATAACTGCCAGTCTTAGGTAGCGCGTTGATTACATCGCTAGGAATGATAAAAGAGTCATGGCCGGCATTTTGCGCGCCGGTCTGATATATGCCTAATTTATGGCCGTCAGTCACAATTAAGCGGGTAATTGAAGGGGAAAATTCTACGTTTACGCCGCATAAATAATAGCGTATGTCTTTTTTAGCGGCCAATAATGCCAAGGCCTTAAGCGCGGATTGTTTAACAGTGAATTGAGTAGTCATAATAATTTACCTTTACTTTAGTTTAGAGTTTATAGAACGCCGGCTTGTTTTTATTGCTGCCTTTTTCACCCGTGAACTTAATCCTAGTGTTTTCCCGCCGGCGGGCTATATAAGTAATGTAAAGGAATTATTGACAATATACAAGGCTTATTTTATAGGTGTTTACCCTTAGATTTTAGTCATGGTTAGTCTTGGGGTTAGTCTTTTTTAAAGGGTTAAAAGACTAACAGGGATGTATTTAGAATAAGGCTTAGATGTCTGGTTAGTCATGATAGTCTTTTTTTAATAGGGTAATGGAAAAAATATAAGAATATAAGGCTTTTTAGCATTTTAATTAGGCTATTGTATTTAGTTATTTTCCCCTAGCACCGATTTCAAACCGTGACTACGATGACTAATATGACTAACCGCCAGCTGCTAGCCAAAATCTTAAAGTTAGTCATGGTTAGTCATGGTAGTCATTATTTAGTTATGACTAACCATGACTAACCCCTAGCCGGTAGCCGACGGCCTTAAGCCTGGTGATAAGTAGCACAATGGTGCGGCCTTACATGACCAGGACAGTGGCTACCATGACTAACGGCCAACAAGTTGCAAGCTATAAGTTAGTAGCCACTAACCTACTAGAAATCAACTTTCTTTTTTAAGCCCCCGGGTAGGGCCGCACGATTTTGGCTAAAGGTCACGGAGGTTCCACGAACAATTTTTATTTTTTATTAAAACTAGCAAGCCCTATGCCCTTTTATTGAATAGTGATAACATCACGCTATGTTTGTATCCTTTCCTTATGAACCTCGTAAGCTGCAAGCTACAGAGTCACGGCTTGAAGCAATCAAGAAAGCCGCCAAGCTCGGTCTTAAGGGAGATTCGTTGGCGTTAGCGGCGGGGATGCTCCCCACCGAATATCGTCAGTTGGTGCAGTTCGACCCCATCGCTGAATGGGCAGAATTAACAGGCAGAGCCGAAGGTGAATATGAAGCTAGCGAACTCTTGCATACTGCTGCACAAAACGGTGACTCCCGTGCAGCCCTCGCAATCTTGCAAAACGTCCACGGATGGGTCGCCAAACAACAACTATCCATCGACGTCGAACAGCGCATCTCGATCACCGCTGCTCTCGAACAAGCGCAAACCCGCGTCATCGACGCCCTTACCCTTGATAGTGAACCTACGGGCGTGACCTACAAAGACGTACCAACTAAACAGATAGAGAAGCTCAAAGCAGCCTAATGCAGACTACCCGCTATTCCGCGCAAGATGAACAAGAACTCATGGCGCGGTTATGGTCGCCAGCCATTAAAGACAATCCACTAGCGTTCGTGATGTTTGCGTTCCCGTGGGGGCAAGCGGGTACACCGCTAGAACACTTTACTGGCCCCCGCAAGTGGCAACGCCAGGTATTAGTAGACTTTGCTGAGCATATTAAGGCAAACAATGGGCAGATAGACTTCAACGTATTAAGGCTAGCGATTGCCTCTGGGCGTGGTATTGGCAAGTCGGCCCTCGTATCATGGCTAGTGCTATGGATGATGACCACCCGCATTGGGTCAACGGTCATCGTGTCGGCTAATAGCGAGAGCCAGCTCCGCAGTGTCACTTGGGCTGAGATCACGAAATGGTCGTCGATGGCGATTAATACATACTGGTGGGAGATATCAGCAACCCGCGTGATGCCTGCCAAGTGGTTGACTGAGCTAGTTGAGCGGGACTTAAAGAAAGGCACACGCTATTGGAACTTAGAAGGCAGGCTTTGGTCGGCTGAGAATCCTGACTCGTTCGCTGGTGTGCATAACTACGACGGCGTAATGGTTGTGTTTGATGAGGCGTCAGGTATTGACGACTCCATCTGGGCGGTGACATCAGGCTTCTTTACAGAGAACACACCTAACCGCTTTTGGTGTTGCTTTAGCAATCCGCGTCGTAACACAGGCTACTTCTACGAAGCGATTGAAGGTAGCAAACGTGACTTTTGGCAATCTAGGCAAGTTGACGCTAGGGATGTAGAAGGCACGGACAAGAACGTCTATAACCANATCATTGAAGAATACGGCCCNGATTCGTATCAGGCGCACGTGGAAGTGTACGGCTCCTTNCCATCGGAAGGCGACGATCAGTTCATATCGTCAACCTTGGTCGATGACGCAATGAAGCGCCCTAAGCACCAGGACGACTCCGCGCCCATCGTGATTGGCGTTGACCCAGCAAGGTTTGGTTCGGACTCTACTGTTATTGCAGTGCGTCAAGGACGGGACATCATAGAGATTCGCCGCTTCAAAGGTGATGACACCATGACTGTCGTTGGTCATGTGATTGAAGCGATAGATCAGTATCAGCCTGCGGTTGTGGCAATCGACGAAGGCGGTCTTGGCGCTGGCGTGGTTGATAGACTCAAAGAACAACGCTATAAGATCAGGGGGGTTAACTTTGGGAATAAGTCTAAGAACCCCATGATGTATGGAAACATGAGAGCGCAGATTTGGGGACAAATGAAGGATTGGCTTAAGACTGCCTCGGTGTCTAAAGACAAGATGCTTAAGACTGATCTCATCTCCCCGTTAATGAAGCCTGACTCTAAGGGCGCTATTTACTTGGAATCCAAGAAGGATATGAAAGCGCGTGGTTTGTCTAGCCCAGACAGCGCAGATGCCAT